AAATATCCGGCTTCCACGGCCTTCATCGCCATGTCGTCGAGATTTGCTCCAAGTTCCTGAATCAAGTTCTTTCGGAATGCCGGTGTCTTGATCTTCTCAACGTCCTGCAATTCACCGATAGGAGCAAGTCCGCCCTGATCCCGGATGAACTCGACCAGAGACTTGCCGAAGATGTCGGATTCGCTTGGACCTTGGCCGGAACGGATCATGTCGAGGAACGGGTCAATCTCGGCTTTGAAGTTCGGGCGCTTGGTCAGGATTTCGGGAAGCGGAGGATTCGGATTGATCTTGATGTCGTACTTCGCCAACTGTGCAGAGATATCGCGCTGGATTTCTCCCTCGGATGCTTCCCGGCCTTCGGCTTTGGCTTTGGTCTGCGTGTCTCTGGCCGTGGCTACAGCAATTCCCTTCATCACTTGGGCATAGGTCTCGCTTGTTTGCTTGTCGTAGCGCGGACTTAGTTGCAGGGCGATGTCGTCTTGAATGCGGGCGATCTGGGCGTTCAACCCTTGATCGTTCTGAGAGGCAATGGCTTCGATGTCGGCCTGCATCTTCTCGATGGTCGCGTCCTGATTGGCATCAGCGAGTGCTTGTTCGGCTGCGGTAAAATCACATTGGTGCAGTCGCAAATCGTTCTGCAAACCGGCGTAGTGATCCGTTCCTGCGATCAGGGTCGCAAAAGCATCCATCGGGATCATCACATCGCTACCCGCCGCCATGGCTTCGGTGTAGTTCGATGCCCCGAGTTCCTTTGCGATTACGGCCGGGTCCATGTCCCGACCCTGGAAGTAGGTCGTGAATTTCTCCGCGGGGATGAATACGGTATCGACACCACCATCAGAGGTGGCTTGCTTCACAAACTCCCGATACTTCTCCGGGACATTCTTCAGGAGTTCGGAGTTCTGCGCGCCTTCGTGCAGGGCGTCAAACAGGGCTTTGGTCTCCTGCTGCCGACCTCTGACCATCGCTTGCTGAATGGCGATCTGGCCGCCACCGCCGACGAGAGTAGCCACCGCGGTTTGGATTGCGGCATCGCCCATCTCGGACTTGAAATCATCGAGAGTCTTTTCGGGATTGAGCAGCGCCCACTCGTTGAAGTTCTGCCAGATGGTAGCGGCCTGTTCTCCTAGCATTTCCTTGTAGGCGAAGTTTCCGGCACCTTTGACAAAGGCCATCATGCCCTGCTTCAGACCGGGGATGGCAAAGAGTTGCTTCATTCCTGGCGCTTCAGTCGCGTACTCGGCAGCAGCGTCGGCACCAGCCAAGGTCAATGCGGTTGTCGCCGGCTTCCCGGCCTCAAAGGCTTTCAGGGCAGATGATCCGCCGGCAAGCGCGGCCATGACGGCAGTGGTCGCCTTGACGCCCAATCCGGCCAGCGCTCCGGCCCCCATCGTCAGCAGGTTTCCACCAAGCGACCGGAAGCCAGAATAGATGCCAGCCTCGATATTTCCTTCATCACCCCGCGCGCCCGCGGCAACGTCGCCGGTCTTCTTGGCTTCGCGCGCCGCCCACAAGAGGGCTTGCCCCATTTCGGTCTGCGCCATCCACGGCGGAATGCCAGCGGCCTCCATTCCTTGTTCTGCAAGTTTGAACGGCATCGCGGTATAGGTGGAAACCGCAGCAGTCGGGTCGGCAGCAAAGCCTGCGAACGAACTGCCAACCACCCGGCGCGCAGCGGTCAATGCACCATCCACCGTCAGCAGCGATCCGACATCCTTCGACCCAACCAGCCCGGCATTCCCCGGATCATTCTCAATCCACTTCCGCAGGGAGGCGGACTGCTTGATGCCGTGATCCATCTGGGCCTGACGAACCCGACGAGCGTCTTCTACCGGATCAATGATCGACGGCGCAATGTCCTCCCCGAGCATCTTCTTGATGTTCGCCGACAGGTTCCGCTTCTCGGCTTCCTGCGCGGGATTGGAGAATGACCCGTTGTAGATCGCGGATTGGGCCGGCGTCAAATCAGGCGTGCGAACCTGTTTCAGCAGCGTGTCGAATTCGTCCAACTTCGGCGCCCCGGCCGGCGCAGTTGGAGTGCCGGATCGAACGCGAGCGAGGAGGTCGTCGTATTCGTCCATCACTTGCGCGCCTTCTTGATCTGCCATGCCTTGAGGATTTCGTCATCCTTGGCACCCTTGGCTTTCATGGCCTTGAAGAAATCAGCCGGTATCGCATCAACTTTTCCGGGCTTGAGTTCGTAGGCTTTTAGCGTGGAATTCCACGTCTTCCCGATTTCGATAAATTCCGCATTGGCCGCGCGGGCGATCATCTTCTGTTCTTCGATGGTCGGCACCTTGCCGGGATTGGATTTCTTCCATTCAATCTGCGCTTCATGCTGAAGCCCAACAAATGCGTCCCGCTGATCCTTCTTTCCGCTTGAAAGCAGGTCTTTCGGGATGGCGTCCTGCATGATCTTAGAGTCGAATCCGACCTTGTACTTGCCGGTTCCCTGCATCATGTTCGTGGCGATGTCCTGCATCTGCTTGATGCCAGAGGTCCCAAGGTCAAAGCGATCAGCGAAGGCGGTCTTCTTGAATTCGGCAATGAAAGCGTCAGGGTCAGATGCGGCCTGATCCATCAGCGCACCGCGAACTTTCAATTCGGACATGCGTTCTCCCGGCCGGCCCTCGCGTTGTGCAAACCCATCAAGCCCCGCAAGATGCCCGGTATTCTTCGCCCATGCGTACAGGTTCGGCGGCATTTCGAGAACCGACTTTCCGGTATTCTTGAGCACCCATTCTTGCGCGGCGCCCATTGCCGCTTTGTCGCCATCGTTCTTCATCTGCTCGCCGACGGCGCGCTTGTGGTCAATCCTCTGTTCCACAGCAACCCGAGTTGCGGCGTCAATGGTCCCGTTGGCGAAGTCAGACTGAACCTTGTTCATTTGCGCCTTGTAGCCTTTTGTACCGGCGAACAGGTCATCCGAATAGGCCAAGGCTTTCGCCTGCTTGTCGCCCGCTTCGACTTGGGCCTTCAGCGTCTTGAAGTGGCTTGTTTCGATGTCGGGCTTGAACTGCTTCAGCACGTCTTTCGCGTACCCGAGATTGTTGTCAGCGATAGCTTGTTGGGCGATGTTGACGCCGGCAATGCCCTTCTGCTCCGACACGAATACATCGACGGTCTGCTTGTCCCATCCGCGAGACTGGCCGTATTGCTTGGCTACCCCTTCGATGCTGGCAATGGAAGTTGCAACAGCAGCGCCGCTGTTCCAGTTGTCGGCGATCTGCTTCTGCTCACCAGCGACCCTGGCCTTGAAGGTCAAGTCTTCCGCGCGATCGCCCTCGCGGATGATGTGCGTCATCACGTCGCCGCGAAACTCAGTGCCATAGACCTGAGTCCGTTTTCGGAATGCGGCCTGCTGGTCCGGACTTAGCTTTGCCGAGAGTTCGCCGGCAATGGACTCAAACCGCTTTCCGTAGTCATCGAGTAGCGGCTTTTTCAATGCTTCGACGCCGCGTTGATTAATGAAGCCGTCCTTGCCCATCTTCAAGTCTTGTTGAGCCGCACGGAGTTTTGCGGTTGCGTCCTCAACCATCATCGTATCGACGCGCGCCTTTTCCTTGGCGATCCACTGTTCGGCCTCGCGGCCAAGCTCGCCGGCCATCGAGGACACGGCCAGCCCCGGCGCCATTGCCGAACCGGCATCTTGCGGCTGATACGACGCTATACCTCCGGATGGGGTAGGGGTCGGGCGGGCTTGTTCGCCGAGGTCAGGGAGTTTCATTACCATTCATCCGGATTGTTGCCGGCAGGCGGGAGGTCATTGACCCCGCCACCACCGAACGTCGAGAACAGAGAAGCCCCGCCTTTGACCAGATCCCCGAAAGCTCCAACCATCGCCGCCTTCTTTCGATCCTCACCAGACTTCGCCGCCATCACCCCAGAGTATTCCTTCGCCTTCGCCATTTCCCTGAGACTGCGGGCTTTGTCTTCGCCTTCGTACAAAGCCACAGCAGAACGGTAGGCAATCTCTCCCGCATTCCCTGCGATCAGGTTGATCACTCCTGCATCCGTAGTTGAACCGCCACCGGCAGCAGCAAGGGCGATTGCGCGCGATTGAACGAGGGCACCTTGCCGGCGTTGTTCCGCGGCAACCCGCTGGGCAGATGCCTGCGCCTGCCCAGCGTTGATCCGCGCTTGGTCGGCCTCGTACTGCATAGCGGCCTGCTGCTGGCGGCCGACATCCGCCGCAGCATTTCCGGCAGAGGCTTTACCGGACGCCGAGACTATTGACAGCGCGGCAGGTATGGCTTGTTGCCAGGACATTGATAGATACCCGCGTTCCAGTGTTCAAACCCCATGTGCTTCAGCAGCACATCGGACCCCTTGATGCTTGGATCAGCATGGGCCATCAGCGGCATCGCAGGCCGGCTTCCGATCAATTCCCACATCGCTCTAACCGCTTTGATCACCCCCCTTCGGTTCGCCCTGAATTCATCCTTCGCCCAAGCGAACAGTATCCACCGGGTTGATTGCGGGTAGACGCCGAAAACGCACAGGGTTTGCCCTGATTCCTCGGCAACCATCGCGCGGCAGGTTTCCCGTCGTCCGCCTACCGCAGTCAAGTCTTCAGCAGTTGCCGGCCGGATGATCATGTCTCGATCTCCATCACGCAGGACAGAACGGTTACCGGGCGCGGAGCGGCGCCTTTCAGGCACAGCCTTTCATCGGTTCCCCATGATCCAGGCAGAACGATCGGGTCTTCGTCGTAGGCGGTACGGATGGCCGTGGTGCTGATCGGATACCCGGCTTCAAGTTCCGGCAGGTCATCCATGTTGGTGAAGTCCCGTCCCATCTTCAAGCCCTTCGGATGGACGTTCGCCATGATCAGTCCCAGTTGGCGAATTGCCTTCATCTGGTTCAGCGGAGTCGGCATCTGCGAAGCCAGTTGCAGGAGTTTGCCGGACATGAACGAAGCGGAATAGGCCAGCCCCACCATGTACGTCGTGACCGCAGTCGGAAGGGTTGCCTCCCCTGATCCATCCAAGGTATAGGTCTGCGTACCGTCGGAAGCAGTACCAACGTCGGCGCTATCAGCCCACACAACGACATTCTCTCCAGCAAGATGCGCCGCAGTGATCGTGGTTGTCGCGGCCCCGCTGAAGGTCACGAACGAATCGCCGAGATTGTTGGTCGTGGTGCCGAGGCATTCCGACTGGAAGGCCCATTTCTCAAGATATCGCACCGTGGCGCCGTTGATGGTTCGATTGACCACGTAATAGACATGATCCTCGGAATCCCCTTCGTCACCAGGCAGGACCGCAACGTCTTCAACATCTCCGTCAGTTTCGACATCTACCCAGCAGGTGACTTGTTCGGTTGCATCGAAGATCAGCAAGGCGACCGTCCCATCAGACCGGACACAATGAATCCTGGTATCAGGTTGTCGCTGCACCGCGATGCGGACAATCTGCGGCTGACCGATTTCAGGAATGATCTCGCACAAATTGCTGGCCGTATAGTCGAAAGTGACCTGATTGGAGGTCAGGGCCAGCGTATAGACCCGCGTACCGCCTCGTTGAACATAGACCCCCTGCGAGTCGATCGACACCGCGCGTACCGCAGCAGAGCCCTGAGTCGAGGCCTTCTTTGGATTGAAGTTGGTCGGCGTCAAAGGCCCGTCAAGCGAGTCGGACCGGCAGGAGTATTCAGCGCACTGCCCGCCTACCATCAGGCGCTGCAACGACAGAATCCAGTTGATCGTATCGACTTGCCCCCCCGGCAGGGTGCGATTGATCGGCCCTGAGTCTCCTGCGGTTTCAGGATCGAACGAGGAAAAGGCGTCAGACACGGACCCGACCATTGAATCCTTCCCGCCCCACCACAGTCGACCCCCGTCAAACCCGACAGCAGACGGCCATCCACGATAGTCGGACCACTGGCCCTCCTCCCAATCCGAACTCGCCACCAGTGACCCAAAGTCGGTGATGATCTCGATATCGACAACCGTCGAGGATGTAAATCCAGTGACCCGCGCAACCCCCCTGATCGACCCCGTTGAAATGGTCAGGCTGGCTTCCGTGGTCCCGGCAGCATACACAGAACACAGTAGGCGGTAATAGACAATCTGATTATCCAGCCCGTCGGTGTATGCTTCGGTCGTGTCAATGGTCCATGACTTCCCAGAAACAGCCGCCCATACCGTGTCGTCAAAGGACCGTTGAAGGATTACCGTGTTCGCGGTAGCCGTCAGGCCCGTCAAAACGATGGTAAAGGCCCGGTCGGTTGTGACTCCGGTCACTTCAATGGAAGATGTTGCGTCATTGACGACGCCCATTGACTTTGACACGGATTGGCCTGTGGAGGTCACGGCGAACAATGCCCCGACATGGGTTGATCGAAAGAACGCGATTGAACTAGTCAGGGTTGAATTCCCAGAAAGCGCAGCGGATACCATCGTTCCGGGTCCGGTATTCAAGACGCGGAAAGGTCCATCATCGGATTGATACAGGACCACCGACCATGAGCGAGTCGCGCGCCGTTCAATCCGGCGCTGCTGCTTTCCTGAGCATGCGCAGAAAATCACGTCCGCCGATTGGTCGGACCTGATCAGACTGAGATCAGAAGCCGTCCATGGTGTAGTAATTTCCATGACGCCGGCCGCCTCGATATTGCAGGAAGTGACCAATACCTGCCGCTTGTGGCGACTCATGAACCGGATGTAGAAATCCCCGGCAGGCGTCACGGCGAGAGAGTGCGTGCCAGTCTCAAGCGTGGTTTCGGTGATGTACTCATCACCCCCGGATGTTGATCCGACGCGAAGCGTTACCGGCCCGCGCTGCACCACGATACGAAGCCCATGCTCGACGTTCTGATCCGCCCCCGCGACGGTGATGGTCTGGTCACGAATCGCGGCGTTTGTACCGGTTCCGGTCAAACCCATGTACCCGCCAGTGACCCACGCGGAAGTGGCGCCGGCCTGATCACTGTCGGTCCAGTCGTTCAGGTTCGACGTGAAGTCGCCATTTACGGTTACCGTTGCGACAGCGGATCGGGTGATCAGCGCATCGCTGACCCATACCCGCATGACCAATGCCGTCAGTTCAAGCAGCGCCTTGTCGGACACGCTGAAGATAAACTCCAGAAACTTCGCCGCAGCGTTCGATTTGGTTGCCCCTTTGTACCCAAGGCCAGGACGAATCGACATTGACCCGAGAACGGTCGGAATCCAGTTGGTCTGAGTCTCGGCTGACATGGCGATGCGCTTCACGTCCTGCCTGGATAGCCCGAGGCGAGACACGCGGCCACGGTTGAACGATAAAAGTGGGCTTGTTTTGGTTGCCACGTGCTATAGTTCCATTACATTACTAGGAGGGACAGTTATATGAAGCAACATGGACACACTAAAACAGGCTGGCGGTCTCCGACTTATTCCTCTTGGCATAACATGGTTGCCCGATGTACGCAGCCATCGAATCCAGCGTTTGCCCACTACCAGAAGCGCGGAATCACCGTATGCGACAGGTGGAGAAAATTTATCAATTTCCTTGCTGACATGGGGGAACGGCCAGTGGGAAATTACACGATAGACAGATGGCCGGACAACAATGGAAACTATGAGCCTGGAAATTGCCGATGGGCAACAAAAAGAGAGCAGGCGAATAACAGAATTACGAATAAGGTTTTTATGTATCAAGGGGAGCTGATGACAATGGAGAACCTTGCGCGAAAGGTAGGCGTACATCAAGAGCGCCTCAAAAGCCGACTGCTCCGTGGGAAGGGTGGTGATTGGACTGTTGAAGGCGCCATCAATACCCCGTCCCGCGTCGGGCATCGAACCGACGCTATTGGATCGATGGAGACGCGGAAACCGTAACATGACTACCCGATCAGCGAGTTTTGATTGCCGCCGTCAAAGCCTGAACGGCTACCCGACCGGCCGCCGTTGCGAGCGCGGCCCCAACTACCTTGAGGAAAGAATCGAGTCGGTTCGGAGATGGCGTCACGGTTGCGGGCATCCTCAAGCGCGCGATCAAGCAAGCCAGTTCTCGGCGTCAGCAGCGCAACTGCCCGAGGGGAGTCGATCGCCGCGACCTTGCCGATGATCTTCGTGGCGAAGTAGTGCTTGACGTACTCGGTGAATGTCGGCGGCCACAAGGCGAGATTGCCACCATAGCCGGTATCGTTCGACACAAACTTGACGTAGATCGCGTCCAGGTCAGCATAGAGGATGCCGGCTTCGTCGGTGTATTGCAGAAGCGGGATTCTGTAGTACTCATCCTGACAGATGGCAGATGTCAGTATCCAGTCCGTCGATTTCTCGAAGGCCCGACGCAGCCCGAATTCCGGCGTGATGCTGGCGCTGTAGTCGAGCTTTTGGGCGCGGATGGCGAAGCGCCATTGAGCCTCGGACAGACAGGTATCGACTCCGCCATCGTTCCAGACATTATCCAGAAGATGGCGGGAT